CAGCATGGCGTCTCGGCCGGTCTCGTCACAATTGCGATAGTGATCAACCAGGACGGCCTCGCGGGGGGTCAGTTCCATTGGAGAATCCCCGCCCATCAGCAACCACTGAGGGTCTGCGCCAAAATCAGAGATAAGCGCCTGCAAGAATGGAGCGCTTGGATCACTCTCATTCTTTTCATAGCGGATGAGAGTTTTCCTGCTGACGCCAAGTCTCTTTGAAAATTCAGCTTGCGTCAGACCTCCACGGATATGAGCTATCCGATCGCCAATCGTGTCAAAAACCACGAAGCACTCCTCTACAAAAAAGTCTCTTGACAAAGGGACTTTTTTGGGACAATCAATAAATACAAAACGCGACAAATAACGACTCCCGCTAGTGCGGGGGCAAGCAAAAACAGGTTGTTAGACCATGAGAACTCCTGAAGACGTTCTGAAAGAATTTGCCCGTAAGGGCATTTCCATCGCCACCTGGGCCCGAGCCAAGGGGTATGACGCGGATCTCACTCGCGCGATCCTCCGAAAGGAGCGCGCCTGTCTGCGGGGCCAATCCCACAACATCGCCGTTGAGTTGGGCCTCAAGGAAGGCGAGATCGTGCGTGAACACGACATCGCCATGGCGCTGTCCGCGTAGCCACCATCTACCTATACCGGCACCCCGCGAGGAAAACAATGTCCAGCAAGCCCAAAAATATCGGCGCGGGCATGGTCCAATTGACCCTGCCGCTGTCCAGCCTGCCCTCCCAGGAGCGCGGAGCCGAGAGCCTGCGGACGTCCGGGGGCGTCAAGGAGGCCCTGCGCCAGGCCCTGGACCGGTGCGGGCTGTCCCGCGAGACCGTGGCCGACGAGCTGACCCGGCTGACCGGGGAGACCGTCACCGTGCACACCGTCAACAACTGGGCCGCCCAGGGCAAGGCCGAGCGGCGCATACCGCTGGACCAGCTGGCCGCCCTGGTGATCGTCACCGGAGACCCCGGCATCGCCCGCGCGGCCCTGGAGCCCGCCGGGCTCATGGTCCTGGATCAAAGCCAGGCCCCGCTCTACGAACTGGGCAGGATCACGGCCGAGGACAAGGCGCGGGCCAAGCGCAAGCGCGAACTTTGGGAGCAAATCGGATGACTTTTGACGAAAGCATTGCCGCATTTCGGGCCCTCCCCGGCTCGTATCAAAAACAGATTTTCGCCACCGTGGACGAAGTCATTTCCAGGGCACCTCGCTCGGCGCGAGCCATCGATGTCTTGCGAGATATTCAAGCAAAGGTCGCTGCCATACCTCTTCCGACGACCCCTCCAGCAACCCGTCCGGGAAGTCAATCCCGTGGTGAGTGAGGACGCCGATGTATTGGAAAACAAGATGGTCCAACAGCGCCCGCATGGGGATAGGCCACATCTCCACGTCAAGAGCGGTGAGGCATTCCGTGTCTCTCAACGCCTCGAAGAAGGGCTCCTCATATTCCGGGTCAAGGCTTTCCCGGTCGGCTCTGACCAATAGAGAGCCCAGGTTCATCTTGAAGGCCAGAAGCACTTCGGCAACATCCATATTTTCCATCATTTCCGGTTCCTCCTGTGCGGTTCGAGCGCCGCAGAGCGCCCGTGGTTTGAGCACCCCGACCATAGCAGGAGGAACCGGCATCCACAAACAGCAGGAGGTTCCCATGGCGTACAAGCAGATCACCGTCAAAGAGACGCTGCAGATGCAGCGCATGCGCAAGGCCCTGGACCTGATTGGGCAGCGGACCATCACGGACGCGGACCTGCGGGACATCTGCCCCCGGCCGGACGAGCGGGCCGACCTGGTGGCCCGGCTGCTGGCGGGCGGGTTCGTGGCCGCCACCCTGTACCCGGTCAACCCGGGATCGGAGGCCGTCCATGGGTAAGCGAGTGAGAGTATCAATGGCCTGGACGGTGCTCAAAACCTTTGAGTTCCTGGTGCCGGATGGGGCCGAACGGCCGGATATCGAGGATTTTGCCCACGACTGCGCCGACGAGCTCCGGGAACTGGATAAGTTTGACGGCTACCCCGTCGAGATCGACTACGACGATGAAGTCTACTCGGTCTTAGCCCTCAAGCTGGACGAAGAGGAACTCGACGCGACGGCGACTCTCGTGGAGGAATCCAATGGCTAAATCAACCTCCTCCCAACGCGTACTCCGCGTGATGAAGCTGCTTAAGGGGCACACCCTGGACGGGCTGTCCAACGGCGAGATCGCCCAGGCCCTGGGCGAGTCGGCCGTCAATATTTCCCGCGCCCTGGCCGTCCTGGTGGACGAGGGGGTCGCCTCCCGATTGGAGACCGGGCGCTACGCCCCCTCCATCGCCCTGTTGCAGATCGCCCAGGCCCACGCCAACGAGATGGCCCGGGTGAACAACCGCATGTCCGAAATCAACCAGCGCGTCATGGCGGGCGCGCTTAACTAGCAAGGAGACATCTATGCCGAAGAAACTGGTTAGCATCACTGCCAGGATTGCTTTCGAGATCGAATGCGACAGCGACACCCTCGGATTTGCCGACGAATCAAACGAGGATCGAGACGAGTCCTGGCTTGAGGACTTTTTAAACATGGTTCCGCCCGCAGACTCGCCTATCCGCCTGGATACGGATTTCGATCTGTTGGAGGCCGAAATCGAAATCAACAACGTTCCCGGAATCATCCGCGAGGAGGGCTAGGACAATGCCTAACAAGATCATCCTGAAAGACGATCTGGGTGCGGAGGAACGGTACATTCAGGACAACACCGAGTTGTCGCTGACCCGTATCCTGGCCGACGAGCAGGGCAATCCCGCTGTCTACGCGCTGGGGGCCTCGGGCCCGATGCTGTGCCGGAAGATACGCGACCTGCTCCCGGACGCGGGGTTCGGCTCCATCGAGGCCAACGGCATCGAGATCGGATTGTCCGGCATCGTGCAGGGGGTGCAGACGTGCGGAGCCTTGTTTGGCCTGTCCCTGGCTCTCAAGGAGGCGCGTCATGACGGCTAGAAAATTAATCCACGCCAAGGACATCCTGGGGTGCTTGGAGCTGCAACAAACCATGGCCGCGACTGCCGCCACCGAGGATGAACTGGGAACGCTACAGGAGAGAGCCGTGGGTGTCGTCCGCATGGCCACATCCCTGGAGATTGAAAACGACAAGCAACTTACGGATGAGGCTCTGGCCACTATTGCCGCCAGTGTTGTCGGGACCATGGATGTCAAGAAAGCGGCCCTTGCTGGATATCAGATGCTGGTCAGTTACTTCGGCCCCACGGGCGTACCGGATCAGCTGCCCACAACCTGGGCCAAGTCATGGGCGGGATGGCAGGAAGATGCCCTGATCCCGGAGATATCCCCGGAGCGCGGCGCGGAGCTGACCGTGGCGCAGCACACCGCCTCGGCTGTCGTTCAGGCCGTAATGGACGTCGAAGGCGTGCTCCGGGACTTGGGCCGACTGGACGCGACCCTGTTTTATGCGAACGTCGCAGATTCCATGCTCGTGCAAATTTTTGAAAAGGTAAAAAAAGAAAAGGCTTACAAAAAACTGCACTATCACGATGAGGCTGGAAATCTGCGACAGTTTCAGACTTTGGAGGAATTTTGCGCGGTCAAGCTCGGCAAATCCTACCGCCGTCTGCAAGAGCTTTCCGGCCACGTACAGACCCTCGGTCCCGACCTCTACGAGGCTGCCGAGCGCATCGGCTTCCGCAATCGCGACTACCGCGCCCTGAAGGCGCTGCCCGCCGAGGATCAGGCCGTGGTCAAGCAGGCCCTGGAGTCCGAGACCAAGGACGAGGTCCTGGATATCCTCCAGGACCTGGCCGCCAAGCACCAGGCCGAACGCGAGGCCGCCAAGAAGGAGCGCGACGACCTGTCCGCCGACCTGGAGGCGCGGGGCAAGCTGCTGGAGGACAAGGCCGCCCGGCTGGAGACGACCGAGGAGGAGCTGTACAAGCTCAAGAGCCTGCCCAAGGACGCGGACCTGGAGCTCAAGCTGGCGCGGGAGCAGGAGGCGGTCAAGGAGCTGGGCAATGCGTACATGACCGCCCTGGTGGGTCTGAACGCCCTGGTGGTCCAGGCCGAGGCCGTGCTGAACAGCCCTGATATCTCGGTCCATACTTCGCAGTACGTGGTCAGCACGGTCGGGGACTACTGCCGGGCCGTCAATGCGGCGCTGCTCAAGCACGAAATCCCGGTGGACTTCGAGGAGGAGGTCAGCCCGGCGTGGATGCGCGAGACGGCCCAGGCCGACCTGGAAGCGAACCAGACCAACACCCCCAACGGGCGGGACTGGTAGGCCGCCATGACCACTAACCTCGGCGTCATAGACACCTTGCGCGACCTGGCCGTCCGCCTGGACGAGGCCGGATACGGCCAGCGCAAGCCCTTGGTCAAACAGGCGGCGAAGCTGCTCAACTGCTCGGATCAGACCGTATATCGCTGGCTTAAGAGCGAAGTGGGGTGGACCTCCGGGCGTAAGAAGCGGAGCAACGCCGGGGACCTGAGCGTGTCCGAGAACACATGCAAGGCGCTATCGCATCTGATGCACAAGTCCACCAGGGACAACGGCAAGCGGACCATGCCGCTGACCGTGGCCGCCGAGATACTGCGGGGCTCCGGGTTCGTTGACGCCGAGGCCAGCGCCACGACCTTGAGCCGGGCCATGCGGCGTTACCGCTGCCACCCGGACATGCTGGCCACGGGCAAGCCGTTCGTGCACATGCGCTCGCTGCACCCCAACCACGTCTGGCAGGTGGACCCGTCCATCTGCGTGCTGTTCTACCTGCCCAAGGGCGGCCTGGCCGTCATGGAGGAGGCCAAATTCTACAAGAACAAGCCGTTGAACGTGAAGAAGGCCGAGCGGGAGCGCGTGTGGCGCTACGTCATCACCGACCACTACAGCGGCACCATTTACGTCCGGTATGTTCAGGCTGCGGGCGAGTCCGCCCAAGGGTTGGTGGACGTATTCCTGGACGCCATCACACCGCGCGGCTTGCAGGACCCCATGCACGGGGTGCCGAACCTGCTGATCATGGACGCGGGCAGCGCCAACACCTCCCACCTGTTCCTCAATCTCTGCGCCCGCCTGGGCGTCGAACACCGCGTCCATACGCCGGGCAACCCCCGGGCAAAGGGGCAGGTCGAATGCGCCAACAACATCGTTGAAACGCAGTTTGAGAGCCGCCTCGGTTACCTCCACATTAACAGCCTGGAAGAGTTGCAGGCCGCCGCCGACCGCTGGCGGCAGCACTACAACGCCCACGCCATCCACTCCCGGACCGGCAAGTCCCGCAACGACGTCTGGATGACCATAACAGAGGCGCAGCTGCGCCTAGCCCCGGCACTGGAATTGTGCCGCGAACTGGTCACCACCAAGCCGGTGGACGCCAAGGTCAAGGACGACATGACCATCACCCACGCCATCAAGGGATACGGACGCAACACCTATGACCTGCGCATGCTGCCCGGTCTGGTGCCGAACATGAAGGTGCGGGTGGTGGTCAACCCGTACCGCGCCCCGGCCGTGGACGTGGCCGTGCCCGATTCGGCCCTGGCCGAAGACCCGGTCTGGACCGTGGAGCCGGTGAAGATGAACGACGCCGGTTTCTGGGAGTCCGCCCCGGTCTATGGCCAGGAGTACCAGGCCCAGCCCGACACCATCGCGGACAAGCACGTCAAGGAGATCGACGAGGCGGCCGGGCCCGACGCCAGGCACCCCCGCGCCCCGGAGCGCGTGGACGTCATGGCCGACATCAAGCCCGCCCCCGAGTACCTGCCCAAGCGCGGCCGCGACCTGGGGCTGGACGCGAGCAGGCGGGAGCTGCCGCCGCTGACCGTCGTGGAGGCCGCCATGCAGCTCAAGCACCGGCTCGGCGACAAGTGGACGGGCGAGGCTTACGCCTGGCTCATGCAACGGTACGCGTCCGGCGTCCCGGCGGAGGATATGGACGCGCTTGCGGATCGACTCGGCAACGACAAGACCACGGCGACGCCGCTCAAACTGGTGGCTAACGAGAGGTAAAATTATGGCAGACCAGAGACATAACCGATGGAAAATCATTTTGCACGACGCCGGGATATCTCAACGCGACATCGCCCGAGAAATCGGCATTTCTCCGGCGGCGGTGAACGACATCGTGCTTTACGACAAATGGCCCAAGACCATGGACGATGCCGTCCTGAAACGCAAGATACGTAAATTCCTGCGAAGCAGGGATGTGCAGGAAAACCGCGTGCGGCATCTGTTCCGGCCGTCTAGGGATGGCGAAAAACAACGCAAAAAGGAGGAGAAATCCATGCTGATTCAGTTCCAGACGTTGCTGGCAAACACGCGACGGCATTTCCGGCTCCCAAGCGACCCGTTCCACGACGAGATGCACGGGCCGGACGACGTGTATCTGGACGCCGACTTGCGCTACGTGCGCGAGGCCATGTGGGCCAAGACTCAGACCGGTGGGCTGTTGGCCGTGGTGGGCGAATCCGGGTCCGGCAAGACCACGCTGGTCCGGGACCTCAAACACCGCATTGTCGAATCCAAGCGCTCCATCCGCGTCATCGAACCCTATGTGCTGGCGATGGAGTCCAGCGACAAAAAAGGGAAGACGCTCAAGAGCTCGCACATTGTCGAAGCGATCCTGACCACGGTGGCGCAGCCGGAAACGGTAGCCAGTTCGCCGGAGGCGCGATTCCGGCAAATGCACAACGCGCTCAAGGATTCACATGTAGCCGGGTTCAAACATCTGGTCATCATTGAGGAGGCGCATTCCTTGCCTACGGCGACGCTCAAGCACCTCAAGAGATTCCTGGACCTGGATGCGGGGGACGGATTCAGTTCGTTGCTCACCATGTTGTTGATCGGCCAACCGGAACTCTACAAACGGCTCTCGGCCAGCAACTACGCGGTGCGCGAGGTCACGCAGCGATGCGAGATCGTCAGCCTGATGCCCCTGGACGACAGCCTCGGCGACTATCTCGCATTCAAGGTTGCCCGCGCCGGAGCCGACCTCGCCAAGCTGATCACAGCCGACGGCGTGGAGGCGCTGCGCAACCGGCTGACCGGGCAAGCGGCCCATAGCGGCGCGGCGGGTCGGTCCTCGGTGCACCCCCTGGTGGTCAACAATCTGGTCACTGCGGCGCTGAATCTGGCCGCCGACATAGGCGCGCCCATCATCACCCCAGAAATCGTCAAGCAAGTCTAAGGAGGACCCCCGATGAAACTCACCATCTTATCCGACAGCGAGACCCGCCGCCAGACCGGCAACAAGGCCTGGACGCCGCCGTCCGGCTATATTAGCGGCAAGATCGCCCACAAGGCCCTGACCCTCAAGGGCATGATCCAGCGCGACATGGGCATCAACTCCATCGAGATGGCCAACCGCATCTGCGACGCGCTCCTGGCCGACGCCGACACCGTGGCCACCCTGGAATCCACGCCGATGGGGGGAGGTATCCATGGCTAGAAGTAAGCCCAAGACCCTGGTCATAGTCAACGCCAAACAGGCCGAGGCGGCCATGCTGGAGCTGGCGCACCTTGGCCGCCGGATAAAGGCCGTTGAACTTGATGCCCAGGAAATTATTGATCAGGTGAAAGCCAACGCGGCGGCGGAGATAACGCCGCTCCAGGCGGACCGTAAGGAGCTTGAGGACGCATTGTGCACGTTTGCGACCATGAACAAGGGCAAGTTGTTCAAGGATCGTAAGAGCCGGGAAACGCCGTATGGCGTGTTCGGCTGGCGCAAGGCGACCAAGCTGCTGACCATAGGCAAGATCAAACTGGCCGACGTCCTGGAGCGGCTCCGGGAACTCAACCTCAAGGAGGCCATTCGCGTCAAGGAATCCGTTGACAAGACCGCCCTGGCCGATTGGCCGGATGCCCGGCTGGAAAGCGTGGGGATGCGGCGCGTGTCCAAGGATGAATTCTTCATTGAGGTCAACGAGGAAAGCGTTGGGGGTGAGGCATGAGCCAGTGCGCCCATTGCAAGCCGCTGCACGGGGCGGAGACGCAAGTCCTCCGCCTCAAGCAGGATGTACGCGAGTTCATCAAGCTGCTCACCAACGCCCGCGAGGATGGCGGCCTGACCAAAGTCCAGTGCGAGGTCTTCGACCGGCTGACAGCCCGGCATGAGGCCGTGCTGGCCGGACAGGCCGGACCAGACTCTTGGGAGGAAGTCCGGGCTGTCTACCAGGATATACTGGCCGAGTGCGAGGTGGATACCATCCAGACGTTGATCGAAGGTTGGCATTGCCTCCGCGAGATCGCGGTGGAGATCGGCGAGATCACCACTCTGGATATGGAGAGTTTCGAGGCCGAAGACCGCACCGAGATACAACCCACTTTCGGCCTCCAGTGCCGGATCAGGGCGTTGGTTTCTGGGCAGATCGAATGCGCCTGTTGCGGTCACACCGGCCCCAGGACGGCGGTCCTGGAGGTTGAGCATGGCTAACCCTGACCGTACCTATTCCGTCCTGGTCAAGGCCACTACCACGCGGGCCGTACTGATTAGCATCGTGGACACCGGCATCCAAATGTGGGTGCCCCGCAGCCAGGTGGTTTTCCCGGCCGGTGTCGAGCGCGGCGACGAGCTGGACGTCATTATCCCCGGCTGGCTGATCCGATCCGAGATCGGCGAGCCCGACTTTTAAGGAGGCCCCATGAAAATACGCAAGGAACTCTACCTCCGCGACGAGGACAAGCCCAAGCTGCGCGGCTCCCAGCCACTGCCGCTGTGGATGCGCGCCGGGTACAAGTGTAAGGGGTCGGGCTCGGCCATCGCCCGCGAACTGGCCAACGTCGAGGGCGTGGTCTGCCTGGACTGCGAGCTCGGCCCCTGCGCCCTGCCCGAGGGCGTGGAGCCGGACCGGATGCTGCGCATCCGGATGGAGGTGGAGCGGTAATGGTTGCCTACAACTTCAAGGCGGAGTTTGCCGCCGACGTGGGCTCCCTCAAAAAGCGGCAGACCATCCGCGCCAACGGCAAGCGGCGGCACGCCCGCCCCGGCGAACCGTTGCAGCTCTACACCGGCATGCGCACCAAGGCCTGCCGCAAGCTGGTCCTGCCCGATCCACCATGCAAGAGCGCCGAGCCCATATCCATCTGGTTTCTGTCCAACGGCCAGGGCATCAATGTCACCGTCAACGGCGAGCCGGTGGAGGACCGCGAGCTGGACCAGTTGGCCCAAGCCGATGGATTCCGGGACGCCGACGGCTTACGGCAATATGTGGCTGAGGAATACGGGCTGCCCTTCGACGGCACGCTCATTAAGTGGTGAAGAGCAACAACATCCAAAGGAAATATCATGGAAACAAAAGAGATCACCATCGACATGACACCGACGTGGGAATGCTCGTTGAACATATTGACTCAATCGGTTGCTGGCCAATTGGAAGACGACGAAGAAAGCCGGAAGTCTTCGGCTGCCGAAATCATCCGCGCGGGCAAGCTGCTTGATACACTTATTGAGCAGCGCAAGGAACTGCTTGTGGCCTTGGAGATGTGCGCTCCTCTGGAAGACAAAGAGTTCTTCCAGATAGTGGAGAAGTACGCGGGGACACCTGAAGCGAGCGGGCCCGCGTATCAAAAGGTCGTAGCTCGTCATGAGTTCGTCCAGGCCACTCTCACCAAAGTCAAAGGCTAAAAGGATGTAAAAATGGCTACTTACAAAGTCGAAATCAACAAGCTCCTCATGAGGACTTACACCATCAGTGTGCCCGACTATGTCGCCCCCGAGGACGCCAAAGAGTGGTGCGAAGACAATGCGCCTGACCTGTGGGATGTCGAGAAGTATGACGGCCTGGCAACCTGGGACGTCAATGACCTCGAAGACGGGAAAGAGGTAACCGTGTCCGTCAAATGCGATTTCGACGACGACGACGAATACGAGGTTGATGGATTCTACCCTTGGACCAAATAACATTTACGCCTGACGAGTCCGCAGGGACGAAACGCCCGCAAGGGCGTCGCGTAGCAAACAGAGCCAAGGAGGCGCGCCATGCAAGCCAAGGGAGCAACCTGGAGGACCAACCTCATTCGCAAATGCAAGACCGTCCAAAAACGCGTCCTGGCCATGCCCGACGAGGATTACCGGGGCCTCCTGGAGGAACTTTACAACGAATCCTCCACGGCCGACCTGTCCCTGGACCAGCTCCAGGACCTAGCCGAGCACCTGGACAAGCTGACCGGGCAAACTGGCACGCGCAAGCCGTCGCTCCCCGATGCCCCGGCCCGCAAGATATGGATGTTATGGCAAGGCCTCCACAAGGCTGGAGTTGTCCGCGATCCGTCCGAGGCCGCCCTCAACACCTACACCGAGCGCATGACCCGACGCGGCAACAAGCCCGGCGTCGCGTCCTACCGCTGGCTCAACCGCTACCAGGCCAGCGGCATCATCGAGGCCCTCAAAAAGTGGTCGCAACGAGTGGGGGTAGCATGAGTAACGAGTCCAAAACCAGACAGCGCGCAGCGGCTTTGCTGATTGACTTGGCCGACCGCCTTGCGGATCGAGCTCGACGCGACCTGAAGGTCTCCAAAGCGAAGGCTGATGAATTCGGCGCGGATGTTGCCGACGATATCGCCGAGGCGTGGGGCGGCCAGAACTT